TAAACCTCAGCCGCCCCCGATGAAAGGGAGCGCTCCGAAGTCGCAACCGAAGCAGCCGATCCAGGTCGGTCACGAAAACAGACCGGTGCCGCATCCGACAAGCGGCAGTCCGAAAGGATGCTGATGTTTGTTTATCGCGAGATGCCCCCGGACGTGCAGGCCGTCATAGAGCCGTTTCTTGAGCCCTATGCGTGGCTCGTTCCGCGCTGGTGCCAGCGGGTCTTTGTCCGATACATCGGGGACAGCCCACAGGTATCCGACGCTAATTCAGGAGTCGCTGCCGACATAATTGTCGAGCGCGACTATCGGTGGGGCTCGGTGCGGATCTACGGCGGATGGATGGAGGAGCCTGACGACGAGCGGCGTTTGGATCTAATCCACGAGCTGGTTCACTTGTCTGTCAATCCGTTGGTTGATTTCTTCCGCGGAATTCTAGGCAGGGAAGTCGCGGACGAAAAGCTCCGGGATTATCTCAAAGGAATTCTGCGCGAGAAGAGCGAAGCCGCGGTCCAGGATATCGCCGAGCGCATCTACGTTCACGAGCGGACGTTGCTATCCGGGGAGGCCTCGAATGGACATCAAGCTACCGACGCCAATGGAGATCTTGACGGCCCTCCGGGGACTACGGTCACCGGCGCCGAGCACCCAGCAGCTCGAACTTCTAGCCGGGCTTCTAAAGTCGTCCGGAGCGGACCCCGGCGCCGACACCTATAGCGCCGAGCTCGTCCTGCTCGGAATGCGGATCGCCGCCGATCGCGCAAAAACGGAGAGCCAAAAATGAGCAACCAATTCAGCGATGCGCCGTGGTCAAACCCGGTATCCAAACTGAGCGCCGCCGATTATGCCAAGGTCTGCATGATCGACGAAAACGACCCGGGCGAACCGAAGGTCAAAGACAAGTGCAAGTTGCCCTATCGTATGAAGCCGGGAGGGCCGATCTACAAGAAGGCCCTGGCGTCGATTGCCAGCGTTCTCGCCGGCGGGATGGGCGGAGTCCAGGCCAGCGGGGCTTCAAAGATGGCCGCGGCCCGTAAGACGCTCCGGCTGATGACTGAGGCTGGAATGACCCCAGGGGACGCGCTCAAGAAGCTGGCCGCCACGTCGGAGCCTCCCTAGTAAGACGGCTAAACCGACGAAACCAACGAAGGGCCTGGCGCTTGATGACGATACGATCGCGGACCTTTCCAGGACCGACGTAAAGGTCGATATCGACGCGGCCAGGGAATGGCTCAAGAAGAGAAATCCCAAGCTTGCGAAGTTGTTTGATGCGACAGCTAAGAAATGACGCCAGAGCCAATCACCTGGAACCCTATAGCACGGGACTATCTGTTCGATGGGCAGACGGTCACCGGGGCCCAGCTCCTGGATGACGTAGAGGAGACCGTCCAGGCCTCAGCCCAATATATCGAGCAGCTCACCGCCGAATATACCAGCGGCCAGATAAGCATCGCGGAGTGGCAGCTTGGGATCGCCTATGAGATCAAGCAGGAACATACGGCTCTGATGGTTCTCGCCAACGGTGGAGTTGGCCAAATGGATTCGGCGGCTTATGGAAAGCTCGGCTCGGTCCTTAAAGAGCAGTATGAGTATCTTCGGGACTTTTGGCTTCAGGTCGAGCGCGGTGAATTATCAGCGGCGGAAATCGCAGCCCGCGCCCAGCTTTATGCGCACGCCGGTTACAGCACCTACGCCAACGCGGTCCGCGCGCTCAACATCAAGAGCGGCGAGTTCACCGAAGAGAGGCGAGTTGATGCCGGCGATGACAAGGTGTGCGACGGCTGCGCGGCTGAGTCTGCAAAGAAATGGCAGCCGATCGGGACCCTAAAAGAGATCGGGGATTGTAATTGTATGGTCCGCTGTCGTTGCGGATTTGAGTATCGCTGACACCCGCTGGACGAAACGCGCACCATCTTGTCGAACTTAGTCCAGGCACAAGTCGCGTGGCTGCGATAAATACGCGGGCCGTGGCCTAAACCGTCAGCAATAACGCCCCAAACCACGTCCGGCCGGGTGCCGGGCACTAACAGGCCTCGACGGGCTCGAGGCCGGGAGAAAAGACAATGCCAAGACTCAAAGCAATCGTGGACAGCCTGGACGGGATTCCAGAGCCGCTCCAGGAACTGTATGTCCTCAAAGGTGACAAGTACTTTCTCGACGCTGATGGCGTTGAGGACGTCTCCGGTCTTAAGAACGCGCTCAATTCTGAAAAGGAAGAAAGGCGCAAAGCAAAGGAAGCCCTGGCCGCGTTCGAGGGAATCGACCCGGTCAAGCACAAAGAAATGCTCAAGGCCCAAGAGGACGCTGACAAGGCCAAGCTCGAAGGCAAAGGCGCCTGGGAAACTCTCAAGACCCAGCTAATCGACGCGCACAACGGCGAACTCAAGAAACGCGATGACCGCATAACCGGACTGCTGGGGGCGGTCGAAGAATTCCTGGTCGACGCCCAGGCTACGGCTGCCATCACCTCCGCGAAGGGCGAACCGGTGCTATTGCTTCCGCACGTCAAACGCCAAGTGAAGGTGACCGAACGGGACGGCAAATTCTCGGTCCAGGTTATTGGCAAGGACGGCCAGCCACGCATCGCAAACGGCAAGGGCGACCCGTTCACCATCCAGGACCTCGTAACTGAAATGCAGGCAGACCCGACTTTCGGGCGAGCCTTCGAAGCGGGCGGCGCCGGCGGGTCTGGCGCAAGGCCGGGGGGCGCCGGCGGGTCTGGCGCAAAGAAGGTTGTTTCAAGGGGCGATCAAGCGGCGCTCAACGCGAATGTGGAGGGTATTGCTGACGGTTCCGTCATAGTACAGTAGCACCAGATTCCCGACCTGAGCGCAAACATAAACCAAGGACTTTCAATCAGAGGTAAATCTTATGGCTAACAACATTACAGCCATCATCCCGACCATTCTGGCCAAGGGACTGTTGGCGCTCAGAAAGAATGCCGTGATGCCCCGGCTTGTGAACGGGGACTACAGCGCGGACGCCGCGAAATTCGGCTCGGTTATCACGGTGCCCGTTCCGGTGCCGAACACCGCATCGGCGGTGACCCCGAGCAATATACCGCCTGCCCCTACCGCCCAGACGATCCCGACCGTTCCTGTCGCGCTCAACTCGTGGGAGAAAACCAACTTCTTCCTGACCGACCAGGACCTGTCCAACATTGACAAGAATCAATCCTATTTCCCGATGTCGGCGTCTGAAGCCATCATCGGCCTTGCTCAAAAGCTCAATCTCGACCTGCTCAACCTCTACGTCAATAGTTTCGGCTTTTCGGGTACGCCGGCTACGACTCCGTTTCAGATCGGGACCGGCAACTTCCCCAATGCGCCGACTGACGCAACGAACGTCCGGAAGATCCTGGGTCAGCAGCTCTGCCCCAGCCAGAATCGGCGCTTCGTTCTGGATCCGAACGCGGAAGCCAACGCGCTGGCGTTGCCGGCATTCTCGACGTTCCTCAACACCGATGACACTGGCGTCATAATGGAAGGCGAGCTCGGCCGAAAGTTCGGGTTCGACTTCTATATGGACCAGGACATTCCGTTCCATACGTCGGGCACGATCACAACCGGCCTAAGCGCCCAGGCTTCGACCGCCCAGCCCGTCGGAACGACTGCGATCCTGGCGACTACCGCGGCGTCCACTGGCGCGTGCGCCCTGGTCGTAGGCGATATCATCACCTTTGCTGGCGACTCTCAGACCTACGTGGTTACGGCTGCCGCGACTCAGGCCTCGGCCGCCAGCGCGGTAACCGTCAACATCTACCCCGGCAAGCTGATCGCCCTGGCCGGCGGCGAGGCAATAAGCGTCAAGGCCTCGCACCAGGTGAATCTCGCCTTCCACCGTGACGCGTTCGCGATGGCCATCCGGCCGATCGAGGACAGCGTTTTCAAGGGTGGCAGCGAGTTCGGCCAGATGACGGATCCGCAGACTGGCATCAGCTTGGCCCTGGAGGTCTCGCGCCAGTACAAGCAGACCGTTTGGGAGTTCTCGATCCTCTACGGTGTTGCTTGCGTGCGGCCTGAACTGACCTGCCGGCTCGCCGGCTAATAGCAGCATTCTCCGCCGATGGCTGGACAACGACACCTAGCCATCGGCGCCTTAACTTTCAACAGGAGGTTCCCTTTCGATGACACAGGTAATGATCGACCAAAACAACGGCATGACCAATCTGAGGATTCAGCATCCGCCCGTGATCGGTCTCAAGGCCAGGGCCGTGCCAACCGTTAGAATCCAAAGCGAGGACGGCCAGGGATTCATAGTTATCAACAAAGAGGACTACGACCCCGCGGTCCATACGCTGTTCGAAGCACCCAAGCCAAAGGGCAACCAGCAGCCGCAAGATAAGGCCGGAAAATAGTCCATGGCAACTCGCGCCGACATTCGCACCGCCGTCGCTGGAATGGTCCAGGACAACGCGGGCAAGCTTCTAAAGAACGGCTCTGCGCCAACAGCTCCAGGCGTGTCGGTTATCAACACTCTTGGAGTTTTGACGGGAGTCCGTCTCTACAAGGTCACCTTCGTCTATCCCCTGGGCGAGACGGCCGGCGGTGCGACCAGTGTGGGTGTTCATCCGGTTGATCAGCAGAACCAACTCACCAATATTCCCCTGGGGCAGCCCGGATGTCTCGCGCGCAATATCTACGGCACGCCGGCGAATCAACCGGACGGCACGCAGCAGCTCGTGACGACGATCGGGGATAACACCACCACGAGCTTTGTTGATAACGTTCCTGATAGCGGCCTCGGCGCGCCGGTACCGACGGGGCAGCTCTTAAGCGATATCGACAGTTGCGCGAGTTCGGCCCTGGCAATCTACAGCGAGAAGCGGCCCAATATCCTCGTTGCTGAAATCATAGCCGACTTCACTGGAGCGATCTTCGTTTCAACGCTTCCCAATTTTGACGAGGGGTTCCTGGAGCAAACCCAGATCGAATATCCGATCGTGCCGAACGGTCGGCCTATCTTCTTGGGAAGAGACGAATGGGAGGCCTACAGAACTACGGTGGGCTTGGCAGTGAGGTTGATTTATCTCGCTCCACTTGGGCAGACGGTGCGGCTCAGCTATCGAGTGCCGCATGTCTTTCCCTCCGATGACGTGACCGCTCTCACGATCAGGGCTTCTGATTTTGACGCGCTCTGTCATCTCGCGGCGAGCCTGGTGAATGGCAAGCTGGCGAGCTTCTACGTTCAGACCACCGACAATGTGCTCTCTGACGCCGTGGATTATAAAACGCGGCGGACCGAATACGAGGCTCGAGCGAAGTGGGAGCGTCAGCAGTATGACGATCATATCGACCAGGCCCGGCAACGGACCTACGGACGAACTACGTTGGTGAGGGGGTAAACGATGGCGGAATCACGATCAAATCTACCGCAGCCGAAGCCGTTCGGGATTTGGTGCGGACTGCCCGAACATTTGCCGAGCTGCAACTGCGTATCACCGCTAAACTGGCGCGAAGGCGGGGAGCCTGACAGTCCGGTCTCGCGCCAAGTGACGGCCCCGGTTCCAGCGATTCCTAGCGGAGGCACGCTGACGCTGACGGTCAAACACGGTTCGGCCAGCGCGTTGCTCGCTGACGCCTCTGGGGCGAAAGTGACAGTCACCATAGATCTGACTGTGCCCACAGATTTCACCGCCTTGGGGGTGAATAGGCCTAAGGCCCACGGACTGGATTCGGTACAGGTGGCAATCATACTCGGAAAGACCGACACCGTCTTTAGACTGGATGCCGGTGTCGACGCTATGTATGCAAACACCTACCCCGATGGATCACAGGTCACCCCTGAGGATTGGGTTGCCATGGTCCAGGCATTACAGAGGGCGATTAACACTATTCAGGCTGACCGGGGAATCACGGATCTAGTTGCCGCCGCTGGCTGAAGGGCGCCGCGGCCGAAAAGGAGTCTGATGCAGCCAATTAGCCCCGTAATCCCAGGCTTTGAAAAGCGTGAGACGGTCTTTGCTAAGGACCAGTCGGAATACAGCCCTTTGCCGGCGCTTGTCATGAGCTACGGCGAGGTTGTGACCCGCTGGCGTCCGACCTTGCGCGAGCGGTTGCGCATTTTCTTCGGTGGGGACATTTACTTGCAGGTCCTCACATTCAACAGACCTCTCCAGCCGGTGAAGCTGGATACAGAACCGCCATTCTCCGTAGGTGGCCGATGGGATGCCTTTGTCGAAAGCCTGAAGGCGTGGCGTCAAATCCATTTCCCTCGGTCCAAAATACAATCCGATTGAGACCATGGGTAGTTCTTTCCTCAACATCGAAGTGACCGACAATACCGGCTTCGGCAATTTCGGCGAGACCTACGACCAGATAATGGCGCCGATCTTTGCCGATATCGGGGCCCAGGTAGCAGCCGACGCGCAGTCTCGGGCCGCAGTCGGAGCAACGGGAGACTTCCGGGATTCAATTGTCAGCAGCGGGCCCGTAAAGGACGACGCCGGGATCCTCTCGGTCTATGTCTATAGCGATCTACCCGACCAGGTCGCCGCCGCAGTCCAGGAAGGCGTCGACCCGGAGACAGGCCAGGAAAATGCACAGGGGCGGCGCGCGGGAGCGGCGTTCCCAAATGTCTCAGCTCTGATTATCTGGATTGAAGCTGTTCTAGGGCTGGACGATAAAGCAGCGAACGAAGCGGCATATCCAATCGGCCTCAAGATCTCACAGGAAGGGTTGCCAAGCTCCCAGGGCGAGCCTCACTTCCGACCGATCGGCAACGCGTTCATCGACAATATGGATTCTATTAATGAGCAGATTGACGCGGGACTTGATGCGGTGCTGTCGGGATTTGCCAGCGGCGTGAGTTCGGAGATTTTCGCCGGGTGATTCAATGACGGCTTTGGAAACGATAGATACGATTGGCTTGTGCCTTGGTCTTG